TTTAACACAAACACAAGAGTTAATTTAACTCCTGTTGCAGGACAAGAGTTAGACGGCTCTTCAAGTTCTTATGAATTAAATGTTGCTTATGAAGGTTTAATGTTGTGGTCAAGTGGAACGGAATGGATTATAATACAGAAAAAAGCATAAAAATCTAACAAGGTTTTTATATACAGTTATATAGTTAAGATAAATTAATTTATAAATCGAAATTTATGGAAAACACTAAAGCTACATCAATTTTGAACGACATCATGGAAAAACTATCGTTAGTTAAGAAAGATGAAGTAAAAGAAGTTGAGGTGAATCAAGAAGTAAATCTTTCGGAGCAAATTAAAGAAGAAGAAGAAATGTCTCAAAAACTTACTGAGCTTGCTTGCCAAGAAGAAGAAGTAAAAGAGGAATTATCTTCTGAAGAAGTTGTATCTGAAGAGTTACAAGAGGAAGTTCCTGTAATAGA